TGTGCGCCGGTTCAGAGCTGGTCGAGGATTGGAGAGCGCAGTAGAGAGGGCAATGAAAGCCCTGCAAGACAAAGCTGATGCGGCTAAACAACAACCGTTAAGCCCACCACCTGAGATGCTGAAACTCCAAGCTGACCAACAGGCAGAGCAGATGAGAATGCAAGCGCAAGCTCAGTCTGAGCAGATGAAGATGCAGGCAGACGCACAGATGGCGCAGGCACAGGCACAGCTTGAAATGCAAATGCACCAAGCCAAGGTGCAAGCTGATATGCAATTGGAGCAGATGAAAGCCGAGTTTGAAGCGGCTAAACAAAACAACGAAATGCAAATCAAAGCCCGAGAAATGGCTGGGAGAGAAGAATATGAGCGATGGAAAGCAGAATTGGATGCAGCGACTAAAGTCCTTGTGGCTCAGATTGGTGCAAAAGCTGGACTCGATCAGGCTGCGATGAGCGCACAAATGGCGGCATCCGAAGAAGTTGACTCTACTTTGGGTGACGGCATGAGCGAGGCGATTAACAGACTGGCAGATATGCACGGTCAGACGCTAGGGCAGATCACAGGCGTAATGCAAGCGATCTCAGCGCCCAAGCGCATTATTCGTGGGCCAGACGGTCGGGCGGCAGGTGTTGAGATTGCCACATGAGTTTGGTATTAGCCGATAGGGTCAGAGAGACCACAACCTCAACCGGCACAGGCACGATTAACCTTGAGGGCGCTGTACAGGGCTTTCAGCGGTTTTCTGTGCTTGGTAATGGCAACACCACCTATTACACAATTCAAGGCTCAATCCAGTGGGAAGTCGGGATTGGCACATACAACGCCAATACTCTGACTCGAGACACGGTGCTGGATTCGTCCAGTGCTGGCGCTTTGGTGAACTTTAGCGGCGGCACAAAAGACGTATTTGTCACCCTGCCTGCTGAAAAGACAATAACCTCGATCACGTCTGTTGATGGCAGTGTCGGCGTAGCGCAAACCGGCAGTATTGTGGACTTATCGGTGGCGGTCGCAGGCGCAACCACAAACGTCATTTGCTTGGTCAGGAACAACTCAGGCGCAACCTTAACCAAAGGCACGGCGGTCTACATTAACGGAGCTATTGGGCAAAACCCTACGGTCACCAAAGCACTGGCAACCAGCGATGCCACTTCTGCTCAGACATTGGGTTTGATGACCGAGGATTTGGCAAACAACTCTAACGGCTATGTGACCATCATTGGTTTGATTACCGACATGGATACGTCCATGTTTAGCGATGGTCAGCAGTTGTATTTGAGTGGCACAACGCCTGGCGGCTTGACGGCAACCAAGCAATACGCACCGATTCATTTGGTCTATGTGGCTGTGGTTGAACACGCGCACCCAACACAGGGCAAGTTGTTTGTTAAGGTGCAAAATGGCTATGAGATGGACGAGCTACACAACGTGTCGGCTCAATCACCAAACAACGGCGACATTCTTGTTTACAACTCAAGCACACAATTGTGGGAGACCGCAGCGCAAGCCAGTGGCGGCACGGTCACATCGGTTAGCGGTACAGGCACGGTCAGCGGCTTAACCTTAACCGGCACGGTAACCACCAGCGGCAATTTGACCCTTGGCGGGGCAATCACAGGTTTTGCGACCAGCGGGGCAAATACCAACCTGACATCGGTGGCATTGACAAGCGGCACGATCACGACCGCACCTAGCTCAAGCACTGATATTGTCAACAAGTCATATGCCGATTCCATTGCCTCTGGCGTTAACTTTCATGCTGCGGTGCAATATGCAACCACGGCGGCTTTACCGGCAAACACTTACAACAACGGATCAAGCGGTGTAGGGGCGACACTGACCGCCAATGCCAATGGCACGTTAACAATTGACGGTTACACGTTGGTAGCTGGTGATTATGGCAAACGGTTGCTGATTAAAAACGAAGTAACTCAAGCGAATAACGGCGTATATACATTGACTCAGGCAGGAACGGCATCTTTGCCATACATCCTAACTAGGGCAACTGATTACGATTCAAGTGGTTCTGGAACAAATGAAGTTGACCAAGGTGACTTGATTTTGGTCATCAATGGAACTACAAATGCCAATACATCATGGGTTGAACAGACTCCACTCCCAATCACAATTGGATCAACTGCAATTGTTTTTATTCAGTTCGCGGCAGTTCAAACCTATACCGCAGGCACAGGTTTAACCTTAACAACCAATCAGTTTTCAATTACCAATACAGGAACGGCGGGTACATATGGATCGGCATCACAAGTCCCTGTTATCACAACCAACGCCCAAGGACAGGTCACCGCAGTCACAAATACCGCTATTGCTATTAGCGGCAGTGCTGTTACTGGCAATATTAGCGGCGCTGCTGGCTCTGTAGCCAATGCGTTGACGGCTGGCACAAATATTACGTTTAGTTCAGGCACAACTTATAACGGTTCGGCGGCTATCACAATTAACTCGGCTACCGTTTTGGCAGAAAGTACGTCAGTATTTACATCTGGTTCAGCACAGACGTATACAGCGCCAGCGGGTACGCAATGGGTCAAGGTCACGGCGGTCGGGCCTGGCGGTAACGGTGGCGGCGCAACATCTCAAAGGGCAACTGGTGGCGGCGGCGGCGGCGTAGCAATTAAATGGCTTGCTATGAATGCGGGTCAAACCTTAACCTATACGGTCGGCACGGCATCTGGCACAGCGTCCACCGTTACGTCTGGCACGTTAACCATTACAACCATATCGGCTGGATCAGGCACAAACGGCACAGGTACGGCATATGCTTTATCTCAAACAGCGGGTGGAGCTGGCGGTACGGCAACCGGCGGCGATGTCAACATTACTGGTGGACAGGGTGGTTATTCGTTTGGCTCGAGCACCACAGTCAGCACTAACTTTTCGGGCAAGGGTGGCGACTGCCCTGGCTTTGGTTCTGGTGGCCCTGCTTTGGCTATGGTTGCAACCGCAGGCGTACAAGGTAACGGTTTTGGCGCTGGCGGCGGTGGTGCTCACGGCAATGCAACAACGGCAGCAGGTCGAGGCGGCGTGATTATCTTTGAGGCGTTCTAATGTTTGGCTATGCCTCATTTGCTGAGTTACCGTTTGCCACGATTGGCGTTTCGGTCACGCCAACACCGGAAGTCCTGCTAGGTGGTCACTTTGGCTTTGACGAGCGAGACAAACACTGGGAAGAAGAAAAGCGGCAAGAAGCCAAGCGCAGAGAAAGGATTAAGACCGCCTTATTTGGCTTGCCGCCTGAGGAACGTGAGCAGATTACCAGCGCACCCACCGAAACAATAAATATTGCGGCGCAAACCGTAATCACTTATGATGCGCTAATGGTTCAGATTGAGACGCTAAGAAAGCGGATTGAGTTTGAACAAGAGGAAGAAGATTTCGAGACACTTTTGGAGTTTTTGTGAGAACTACATGGGTATTTCCATCTGACGGCAGCGAACCTTACGAAAAGTCTAAGGGGCGACCAGCCGAATACACCGCAGTCATGGGCGATATTGCCCCATTCATGTCACCAGATGGCGTGATGATTGAGGGCAGAAAGCAATGGCGTGACCACTTAAAGCGCACGGATTCGATTGAGATGGGTCATTCGGACATTAAGTATGCTCAACAAGAATGGAACAAGAAAAAAGAGGCGCACCGTGACAGGTTGCGTGGTCAATTGCAGACCGTACAAGAGTTTGACCGACCTGGCGCACCGATAGCGCCTGTTAAGATGTCTAACCTAAACGTAGAGATGGCTAACCGCCTGCACAACCGTCCCATGCCTGAGCGCAAGGAGATGATCAAAATGACTTTGGAACAAATGAAAAGGATGAAGTGATGGAAAACGAAGTTGTCGCACCCGACACGATAGAAACACCAGCACCCGAAACCACAGCGCCAGTTGAAACGCCTAAAGTTGAGGCGAAAGCCGAGCCGTTAAGCCGATCAGACACGATACGAGAAGCGCTAAACAAAACACCTAATAACCGTGGCAAACACGCAGCCACACAGCCCCGAGAGGGCGGCAAATTTGCCCCTAAATTTCCAACAGACGAGACGCAAGCCCCTCAGATGGCTGAAAAGCCACGCACTGAGATGCCCAAGAGCTTACGGTTGGAGCTGAAAGAACATTGGGAAAAAGCACCGCCAGAACTTCAACAAGCCTTTGCACAGCGAGACGCTGACTACGAAAAGGGCATCACACAATACAAACAAAGGGATGCAGAGGCTCGAGCCATTACCGAGCAATTTGCCCCTTATGAATGGATTTTGCGAAACGAGAACACTACACCGGCTCAAGCAATTGGCCCATTGCTCCAAACGGCGGCATTGCTCAGGACTGGTACGCCACAACAGAAATCGCAGGCGGTCGCCCAGATGATTCAGCAGTTCCAGATTCCTTTGGATCAGGTGGCGGCTTATTTTGGTGGCGAAACCCCACAAACTCCTGTAGATTCCCACTACAATCAACTGGCGCAACAAGTACAACAGCTCACGCAACACATCACGCAGAGCCAGTACGAGGCACAGAAACAGAATGAAAACAGAGCACTCTCTGTAATCCAGCAGTTTGCGAGCGACCCCGCAAATGCACACTTTGAGGCAGTCCAAGACCGTATGTTGTCGCTTCTCCAAGCGCCGCAGGTTCTAGGGGACATCAGTCATATGTCAGAACGTGAGAAATTACAAGTGGCATATGACACCGCTGTAAGACTTGATCCACAGTTGGCACAAAGTTTATATGCTCAACAGCAACAAAACTATGCCGCACAGAATCAGGTACAGAAAGCAAAACAAGCGGCTGTACAGGTAAGAGGAGCGCCAGGTGGCGCAGTCTCTGGCCCAGTAAGTCAAACAGATCGCCGAGCTGTTATCGCAAATGCGTTACGGCAGGCAAATTTTTAAACAAGGAGTAAATCATGGCATACGCCAATAGTAATTACTCAGACGTTTTGGCAACCACCATTGAATCACGTTCCGGCATCGTTGCTGATAACGTGACCAAAAACAATGCGTTGCTGACTCGCCTGCGCGAAAAAGGCCGTTACAAGCCGTTCACAGGTGGTTCGACCATTCTGCAAGAATTGTCATTCCAAGCAAACTCAACAGCCATGTACTACTCAGGCGCTGAAGTATTGAACATCTCCCCTGCGGACGTGATCAGTGCGGCTCAGTTCCCGATTAAACAGGCAGCCGTGGCAGTCACTATCAATGGTTTGGAAATGCTCCAAAACAGTGGCGAAGAACAGATCATCGACCTGTTTGACGCACGTTTGGACGTTGCCGAGGCATCCATTGAAAACTTGATCTCTACTGGTATTTACTCAGACGGTACAGGCAACAACGGTAAGCAAATCACTGGTTTGCAAGCTATGGTTGTCGCTTCACCCTCCACTGGTGTGGTTGGTGGTATCGACCGCGCAACATGGTCATTCTGGCAAAACCAGACTTTCGACTTCTCTAGCGATTTGGGTGTTTCTGCATCCAGTTCCAACATTCAGACCGGTTTTAACCGCCTGTATGCAAAGACAAGCCGTGGCTCTGATGTCGTTGACTTGATCTTGTTGGATAACAACCTGTGGGGCTTCTTCATGTCCTCACTGCAAAACATTCAGCGTTTCCCTGGCTCTAGCAAGATGGCTGAACTCGGCTTTGTTGCATCCAAGTACATGAATGCTGACGTTGTTCTTGACGGTGGTATCGGCGGTAACATTCCCGCAAGTACCGGCTATTTCTTGAACACCAAGTACATTTTCTTCCGTCCTCATGCAAACCGTAACTTTGTTCCGATTGGCGATGAGCGTATGTCCACCAACCAAGATGCCATCGTGCGCTTGATCGGCTGGGCTGGCAATATGACCGCCTCTGGACTTCAGTTCCAAGGTATCATGACTGAATAAGGAGCAAAAAATGGCTGATTACGTCACCGATGGCAAAATTGGTATTGATTTGACCGCTACTTATGCGTCCACATCTGCCGGTTCAACAACATTGTTCCCTGTTACCCCTGGTACTCGGGTGAGCACTTCAAACAACGGCGTGTATATGTTTGTCCGCGCCGAATCCGACATTGCGGCATATGACGCAGTGATCATGAGCACATTCTCTGACTCAGCGAGCTTGACTCCTGTGATGCGCGCTGTGCCTGTGACCACTACCAATGCAGCCGCATTAGGTTGGAATGCAGTGGGCTTTGCTCAAACTGCGATTGCCTCTAGCTACTATGGCTGGGTGGGCTTGAACGGTATGCTCAAGGTCAACTTGTTGATCGGATGCAATCCTAAAGTGCCTTTGTACACCACATCTACCGCCGGTAAACTGGACGACACAACCGTGTCTGCTGGCTTTATCCAAGGTATCGTGGCTAATACTTCTGCCACTTCTGCATCTGCGCCATTCTGTATGGTCAACAATGCAGGCTTAATGACATCTAATCCTGTCTAAAGCTGATGCCCTCTCCCAAAAGGAGGGGGCTTTCTAATGAGTTCTGTTCCCCTCAAAATCGTTGGTAAATGTGTCGCAGAAGACGAGACACTGTTTGCTCACATGGAAGCCGCTGTCGCTAGAGGCTTACCGCAAGTCAAACAAGCCGAGCCGGTCAAAACCAATCCGGTTATTTTGGTGGCAAGCGCACCAAGCGTAAGAGGGAAAGTAGAGGTCATTAGAAAGATGCAAGCTGCGGGGTCGCCTGTAGTCGCTATTAAAGGCGCACATGATTGGCTCATTGCTCAAGGTTTAATACCTGATTACGCCTTAGCCATTGACCCGCAAGAACACCGCATAGCGTTCTACAAGCCGCATAAGGCTGTGCATTACATGATAGCCAGCCAGTGCCATCCTGCAATGTTTGACAACCTTGAGGGACACAACGTCACCATATGGCATCCATACGTCAAAAAAGGGCAGACACGCCCTAAAAATTCAATGTTGATAGGTGGCGGCACAACCTCTGGTTTGCGGGCTATATCGCTGTTTTACGTCCTTGGCTACCGCCAATTTGAGCTGTTTGGGTTTGATTCCTGTAACACCGGCGATATGTTGAGGGTGAACGGCGAAAGACTTAAAGACGGCGACAACCTGATTGAAGTGCAAATTGATCCACAAGGCGAGACGTTTTATTGCAACACGGCAATGGCGTTGCAGGCTGAACATTTCCAGACGTATTACGATTACCTGCCAGACGCTACATTTGTCGGGCATGGGCATGGGCTGATCCAAGCAATTATCAAAAAGCGTGAGCAAAACCTAATGGAACTTGGCGCAATCATTGACGTTAAAACAAAACTTAACGACCGCACGTCATTTATTCATTGGGGTGACGAGAACTCCGCAAGCTGGCGCTATCGAGCCAAAATCCCGTCTGGCAATTGGGCGAGTCTGAACGACCTGACGGCTGACACGTTGGTGTTTGCCAAACCGCAAGCCAATGAGCTGATGGACATGGCAAGAGCTAAGGCTCGAGGCGCATGGGTGGTGGTGGACTTCTGTGATGATCATTTTGATTGGCCTCATTACCAAGAGGCGCTACGCCTTGCTGATGCGGTGACTTGTCCAACCGCTGAGATGGCAAAACGAATAAAAGAGCTGGGCAAGGATGCGTCTGTCATTCCTGATCCTTATGAATACCCCGAAATGCCTCCGCATTATGTGGGTGGAAATCTTCTGTGGTTTGGGCATCACGTCAACCGTGATAGTCTGAAAAGGATCATGCCTGACCTAGATGATTTGTCTACTATGGGGTACAAACTGCGTGTTGTATCCAACTTTGATGGTGCAATTCCTTGGTCGCATAAAACTATGCTTGAGGAATTTGCCCTAGCCGATATAGTGGTGATCCCTGCCACAGCTCCTTACAAGAGCGCAAACAGGGCAATTGAGGCAATCAGGCAAGGGTGTTATGTGGTTGCAGAACCGCATCCCGCCTTAGAGGGTTTCCCCATTTACATCGGCAACATCAAAGAGGGAATTAAATGGACGCAGACGCAAAACATGAACGAACTTATTTCCAAGGCGCAGAAGTTCGTGAGGGAAGAATTCTCGCCAGCAACACTAATCGACAAGTGGAAGACCGCTACGAGACGGCCTACAACCTTGGATGCGGAAAGAAAAAATGGGACGGTTGGATAAACGTTGACTTGCATTCAGATATTGCAGACATCCAGTGCGACCTGAGAAAACTTGAGTTAGCTACCGATTCAGCCGATGCGGTTGCGGCAATACACGTTCTAGAGCACTTTTACGAGTGGGAAGTTTATGACCTACTGACCGAATG